TCCTGCTCAATGTCTCCAGCCATTTCGATAAACTGCCGCCCCAAATCTTCAAAGGCGGCTTGGCTGATGCCATTTTCTTTTGACCAGCCAACAAAAGTTTCAAGCAGCGGGTCTTCGACCTCAACGCTTGCCTCAGTAAAAATTTTGGTGTCGTAGTCGTCGGGAGCCTTGTGCTTGCCTTGCGAAAACTTTTTTTGCAGCTCGCCGTAAGACTTGGCTAGGTTTTCCAAATCTGGGCCGTCATCGCCCCAGAATTTTTCTGGATACCACTCTGGACGCTCGAAATCTATTTCCTCGTCTTCGGTGGCAATCGTTAGATCATCAATAGACGGCTCAGTGTCGGCCTGTTGATGAGGAATGGTGGTTTCTTCCTGCTGTTGGTTGTCGTCGCTTTCAACGGTAGCTTCGGCCAACAGCCCTTCAGTTTCACTCATAGTTCTGATGCTCTCTTAATACGGCGCTCAATTTCGCGCACTAGTGAGTTTTGGCCTTCGCGGGCAAATCCGTGCGAAGCGTCTTCGCCCGGATACCACGTCGGCTGTTCAATCGTCAGCGACCGCAAGTGTGTTAAAAGTTCTTGCCCATCGTCGCTGCCGAACACACGCAAGTATAGTCGGTCGATATCGTCCTGATTATCTTGCTGTGTAAGTCGCAGCTCTGGCTGCACTAGGTTCAGGCTTTCCCAGCCTTCGATTGTTTCTGACATTGTCTATAAAGTCTCTTGCGGCTCTTCGGTGGGGAGAGCGCCGCCACCTTCTGCCTGCATTGCCATCTCAGCAGCCTGCGCTGCTTGTTCCAAAATTTGTTCGCGCTCTTGCGGCGTGGTTCTCAAGTCAGCAGGCACGCCGAGTTTGTCAGCAACATAGTCTGATATGCTGTCTGTCTTGACTGCAATCTGACCCTGTGGGCCAAGCGCAGACGATAGCTGTACCCACTGCATGATCTTCTCAATGTCGCCCATATTCTGTGCCTGCGCAATCGGCGACACTGGCGTCACCTTGACCTCAAGGCCATTGACCCGGAGAGGCAACTCAATCAATCCACGCTCATCCATAACGTACAAAATGCGCGAGATCATCGGTATCATCGTTTCATTGATTAGGCGCCCAAAAGCAGAGCCCAAGTTTTGCGACAGCTCTTTCATGCGCTCGGCAACCTCGGTAGCTGAACGCGCCGACATATTGTCGGGCGGCAGCGTGTCATCGAGCATAATCTTTTTGACGTTCATGCGTAGATCGTTGATCACAATCTGACTGACATTGAAGTCGCCGGAACGTGGTAGCTGACGCAAGCTCTCACCCTGCGGGCCGCCATTGCGTGCCACAGGTATGATTGCGCCGGGGGCGATGCGTATGGTTTGCGGGTTCAGCACGCCATCGTCAGCGGCGGTGTACACACCGGCAATAGACAGCGACGCATTCTTGAGCAGCAGCTCAAGTGTTTTGTTTAGCGTCTTGATGTCGGGTATGGCTGTGACCAATGGCCCGCGTCCGTATACTTCACCGGCGACCTTCATATATCGAGCCACAACCCAAGGGCTGGACTTCATGCGGCGCATAAGCAACTGGTCTTTGCCCTCCGGCCAGATGACGTGGTAGCAGAAGTCGCCTTCGTTTGGCATGTACAGCGTGGCCTCGATCAGCTCTATCTCTTCCGTAGGCTTGTCATCAATCATGCGTTGCAGGCGCGGCGGTATCTCTGCATCAGGCCAGTGCTGCGGTATTGCTTCACCCTTCATGCGCATACGGCGGTAGATGTTGTCCACCTTGCCATATGCGCCCTCTTCGATGGCGACCAGATACTGCGGCACTGCTGTGAAGCGGATTGGCGTGAGGTCGTCACCGGGCTGTATCAACATGACAGCAGTGCCCACTGCAAGGTCGAGCAGGAACTCGCCCATAGCTAGGTCAAAGTTTGTCTGACGCAAAAGCGCAAACATTTTGTCTGCATAAATGTCCAGTGCCATCTGAGCTTCCAGACGGCGATCCTCTGGGATGTCAGGGCCGGGCTCTAGGCGGCACCACTGAGCATAGGCAGGAAACAGCCCAGCTTGCAGGCGGTTGGCAAACCGCTGTGTCGCATTGATGGCGGTGCTGTCAAAAACGCGAGCCATTTTGTTCTGACCCGGCGAGCCACCGCCCTCGTAATAACCGTCATACAGGTTGCGCTGCGGCAGGGCGAACTCGTAGCAGTCTTCGTAAATCTGCCGCCAGTTGTCTTTGCGGCGCTGCGCGACCGCGTGACGTTTCATAATTTCTTCAACGCTATGCACTGGCTTTGTTCCTTTTGCTTATTGCTGCGGCTTTTTGTTTGGCGTCTGCTTTGCTCGACGCGCCCCAAGCGCGGAGAGACAAAAGCAGGCGCGTAGGTTTGCCTTTGCTGTCGCGCTCCGGCCCCGGCATGTTGCCCATCCGCGCCAAGAAAGATGCACGGCGCGGATTGTCGCCAGACCTAACCGGGCGCTTGAGGTTCATGCCCTGCGCACGAGCAGACCGGCGGCCCGCTTCGTTCAAACCGCCTTTGGGGTTCTTGCCCGCCTTACGTTGCCAAGCTGGAGTGCTACCCATCTTTCTTCTTGCCTTTCAGGATATCGGCATCAGCCTTGCGTGCCCCGCCCTTGCCGGACACAAAAGATTTTACGCGACCCATCGCCCATTGATGCGCTGACACTTTCGGGCGGCTGCCCGATGAATAGTACGCACCAAGGCCACGCTTGTAGACCTTCATCAGCTTGTCGTTACCAAAACGACTGGCGCCGGGTATCTTGTCAAACTTAGCCACGGGCTCTTTCCTTCGACATCTTGTCCATCATTGCGCCGGTCAAAAGACCGCGCTTATACAGTCGCCGGGTGCGTTTGATCTCTGCCCGCTGTTTGTCTGGGTTCTTTGCCCCAGCAACATATTTACGAGGCAGGCCGGACTTTTTGTCCTTCGGCACCTTGGCAAACTTGCGCATGAGCTAGGCTTTCTTTTTAGCCATTTTATATTTAGGGCTCGTGTTTTCTACACGACCGCCGCTTGCTTTGGCGTAGTTTTTGGCACTCTTCATGCCAGCCTTTGAATACGCAAAGTGACGGGTCTTGCCGTCTTTTCCAATAACTTTTGGCATTATCCTAATGTCCTCTTCTGACTTTCATCTGTGACTGGCGCGCCAAGGCGACCATAGCTCAACAACTGCCGACGACCAGTGCGTCGGGCGCGGCGACGTGAAGCGCGTTTACGTTCTTCACGAGTAGCAGTTTCTACCTCGCGCTCCTTCTCAACAGCTTCGGCGGCCTCGGTTGCCTCTGCCTCTGCCTCTGCCTCTTTTGTGTCTGGCTTAAATGCAGCGGCGACCAAGTCAGCCTCTGTCGGGCCGACAACAGCTTTTTCAACCTTGTCAGGCAAAACCTTCCTTGCGACCTTGCGAACTACTTTTTTAGCTTTGCCACCCATTAGTATTCTCCTTTGAATGGTTCGAGGCCCGCCATTGGCGTCTCTCGTTCTTCAGATAAAAGCAATCTCATGCCGCCGCGTCGACGAGCGCGTCGGCGCGCGGCCATCTTTTTGCGAGTTTCTTTTTCCTCGGCTTCGAGGCGAGCCTCTTGCCGGTCTTGCGCTTCCTTGATCGAGGGATCAGGCGGCGGGGGTGTTGGCATCTTCGGCGTCTTAAATAGGAAGCTCATCAATAATTCCTCGACATCATAAGGTAATCAGTTTGGTCTGGCCCATACTTTCGCATGACACCTTCCTGCGCAAATTTTAACGCATGAGCCCACCGAACCGCAAGCAAATCTTTAGTGTTCACCGTTAACTGAATGCGATGTAATTTCTTTTCGATAGCAACTAGATTAAAATAGCGCACCGTGCTGCGCGTCAGCGTCACAGTCAGGTCGACAACCATCTCGTCAGTAATCAACCAGCCCTCGCCAACGCCCGGCCAAATCTCTTGCACGCCAAAGCAACAGAACGGCTTGCCCTTGAAAAATGCCGTGTAGCAGTGCTTTTCCAATTCGTAGTTTTGCAGACGCAAATCAAAGTCTGGCAACTCAGCGTAAGCCTCTCTATCAAAGCGCCGCAAGTTCATCGCGCGCGGATGATACCAACGAAACGGCATCAGCGTGACGTGCTTGTTTGTCAGAATACTGCTGAAGTCCATCAGAACACACTGAACTCAGTCTTGGCCTGCAACTGCTTGAACTGTCCTCGACCATTTGGATTGCGGGTCAGCATACGATGCTCGCCACCACCCAGCATCAAGTACCCATACGCATCACCGACGTGCGAATGCTCGTTCTTATTCGGCGCATCCTTGAACCTCTCGTGTCCGGCACCGACCGCCACACGCTTGAAGTGATAGCCGCCAGACAAAGACTTGCGGGTGCGCACGCAATCACGCGACACAAGCAGGCCCGGCTTGCCATCAATCAACCTGTTCATCGGCATAGCACCAGCTTCGCGCCGAACCATAAAATCATTCGACGCTGTCGGCTGCGCGCGCAAACCAAGAGTGCGCAAATGCTCAAACGCAGTCACCTCAAAAATCTCGTCACGCTTGGCACCGGCGGGGTCGCCCCAGATGAACACCTCAGACTTAGGAAACTTCTGCTGTATGTCTGCCATCAAGTGATGCGCAAACCGTTCCAGCCCCATAGAGAACGCCACCAGCTCATGCACAACATGCCAGCGGCCATTGCGCATCTTCTGACCAAACACAGCCGCAGGGGTCAGGCCAAAGTCCAAACCAATATGCACGGGCAAGTCGGGCTCGATCTCAACCTCATACGACATCAAACTATCAGAGAACTCATGCCACACGGGTTTGCCGTCCTGCACATACACATAGTTGGCACCGGCATAGCACTGTATCCAGTCCAGCGTCTTGCCAGCCAACTGCTGCTCATAATAACCCGGCGGCAAGTTCTGCACGTTCTCAGCCTCGGTATTGTTCAGCCAATACTTGTTCGCCGCATATATCGCATCATCATGCTCTTTGGTGCCCTCAACCACACCACCCGGCTGCTTATAAAACTTCCAAGGGTACTTGCCACGAATAGGGTTTTTCTCTGCCAGCTCATGCCACCAGTGGTCGCTGTCCATCGGGTTGGTCGACATCCACACGCCACGCCACGGGCAACCGCCGTGCTTCTTGGTCGGATAACGACCGACACGCGATGTCAAACCATCCACCACAGCTTTGGGCAGCTCACGCGCCTCATCAACAAACCCGCCGGTCAATTCCAATGACAGCAACTTGCGCACGTCGCGGGGCTGATCCAACGCCAAAAATATAACCTCGACATCCAAACCGGCGGCACCGTCACGCGGCGGCAACTTAATATGATGCGTAATCGGCGGCGACCAGCGCATCGCACCCCAAACATTCTCAGGAAATATCTCTTGCCACGTCTTAATGGTCGTCGTGCGCAACTCAGGATACGAGTTACGAATAACAGCAAAGCGCGAATACCTGACCCCATCGACCGGCGATGGCGGTTGCTTCACGGCACGCAACATAACCTCGGCCAAAGACGCATACGTCTTGCCGGAGCCAACCGGCCCCATCAAACCACGCACAAAGCTCTCGTCGTTCAAAAATTTCCAAACGGTCGGGCTTTGCGAAAAATCCAGATTGAGCCCCGTCAGGGCATCAACCCCCGGTTGCCTCTTGCGACGCGGCGACCTGTCCGTCGCCCTAGTCTTCCTCGACAAGTAAACCCTCCATATCAACGACACGCAAGTTGCCGTCACTCTCAAAAGATATCGCTATGTCGTCCTCGAACTCCCACAGCGTCGCGTGACACGAGCCGCAAATAATCTCTTGGCTGTCCTCATACACACGGCCCCGCGTGAGCTGGCCGCAGAAGTCACACTCAATAAAATCACGATAAAAGCGCACATACGGCTTGTCCTCGTCCTTGCGCTCTTTCAAATCAATTATCTTCGCCGTCATCGTCCTTCACCTCATAAGTTGTAGCCTTGGGGCCGGTCACGTTGATGCCTATCATACTGGGCCGTTGCTCATCCGAGTTTGGCTCCAACAGGCCGCGATGCTTCGCCAATAGGCGCAACGCCGACAGCTTGTCGTGCATCTCTACCTCAATTTGATTTCCGTGCGCATTCGGTGTCACCTTAACCTTTTTAATCGAGCGCCGGGCGCGCGGGGGCAAGTTATCCGACGCACACACGCCAACATTGCCCAGCTCGTCCCAGCTCAAAACGTCCGTAATCTCACCCGACGCAATCGCCTCTAGCTCTTGCACCACGGCTTCGCGCTTGTCGGCGTCTGGCGACGCCAGAGCCGCGCGCTGTTTGCGGGTGGTCATTCTATCGGTCATCTACACACTCCGATCCCAAGGCGGCATAGCCAGCTAGGTCAATCCAGCTATCCTCGTGGTCTGGGGATTGTACCAGTCGCGCCATCTTTAGACCAGCCATACATAGCGCCACCTGTGACGCCGTGACCTCGTGGCCGAGTACCACCGTCCAAATGACAGCAATGCGCTCGTGGTTCTCATAGGCAGAGCCATAATCCTTGCCGCGTTTTTTAATAATCTGGTTCGCGGCTGCCAGTACTACATCAGCTTTCATCGGTTTCTCCAAAAATTTTGTGTGGAACCCCCATACGCATAGCGCAGGGGGCGGGGGGCAAGGGGTCGCCCTCGCAAAAAAGTGTACGCGGCTGGGCGCGTACAACAGCAAACGTCGGTCTGTTCGTTGTACATCACAACACCTCTGCGATGTCGGCAAAGCTGGGCACCCCCTGCCTTGCCTGAAGCCGAGCGCGACACACGGTCAGCGTGGCCTGCATCACTTGCTCGACTGTCACGCTCTCGTCTACCCGGCGCGCGTGGTTGACCACGTTGTCGACGAGCAGCACTTGGCCGGTCGCCTGCTGCACGGCACGCACGAACCCGTGGGCGAGGGCTTCAGCGTGCGTGTGCATACACGGTTCTGCATCCCCCAGACCCCCTTCACTTTCAGGCACCTCGTCTTGGTCACTGACGAGCTGCAAAGGCTTGGCAATGTGTACCTCTTCAAGACTGGGCAATGCCATATCCACTTCCCAAAGCACCTGATACCTGTTCGTCTTCCAGCCGGTCTTGGTCTTCTGGTAGTCCTTGGCCTCAAGCTGCCTCACATACTTCAGCTTCTTCAGCTTGCGCATTGACCTGTCGATAGACGTGCGCGACTTGAGGTCGGTCAGCTCCATCAGCGTTGCCATCGAGGGCCAGCACACACCGGCACGATTGGTGAACGCGCACAGTGCCATCAGCACTCGAAGGTCAGTCTCTTTCAGCTCGCGGTCAGCAGCGGCCCGGAACGGACACACGCTGTACGGTCGCTTCCATTCAGAAAGGGAGTTCGTCATCTTTCAGCTCCTCTGTGTTGCGCTCGCGTATCTCAACGACTTCGGCACCGGGGAACGTATGCTTTGCCATTGTCGCCAACTTGAACTCTTCCCACCCGCACAGCACGCGGGCTATCTCATCCATCGAATACACAACCATATCCCGATTGTCGCGGGCGGCCTTGTTCGCCTCATCTATGGTCTTGGCTACAGCCAGCACACGTCCGTCTGGCATCTGGGCTTCCCACACCTCGCCGGTCAGCTCTGCAAGCCCGTTTGCCTCTGCCGCCTTGATGAGGTGCTTGTAGCCCTTCAGCATGATCTCTGCCTCACGCTGCACCTCAGTCCCGACATCGGACTGTATCGCCGCATCAAGACGCTCACGCTGTTTGTAGAACCTCTCACGCAGATTGTGGTCTACCAGCTCCGGCAGACGGTCAACGCCCCAACGGTCTTCGATGTCCGTCACAGCCCTATCAAACTCAATCAACGCCGACTGCACTTTGCGGTGGTTCACCGACCCCATCGGTGCCATCTGCTTCTCAATCCCTCTGTTTGGTTTACGCATCACCTACCCCTGTGAAATGTGAGATATGTGAAAAGTGATCCCCTATAGGGGGGATCACATCACACACACTTTGTGTGATCGTCACATAATATGTGAAAACTTGCCCTTTTTCATCACACATTTTGACCTAACCCTCTGTTTAATATGACCATTCCCTCATCGATGAAAATCACACGTTTTGACTGCAATGCAGCCCGCGCATCCCTGCGCTTACCCGCCGTCAAATCGGGAGTTTTCACACGGTGGTCAGCCTTCCAGATGTCCAATTTGCACCTGTCGGAGCCCTCTTTCGCCAGCACATCGTGCAAACTGTCCAGAGCAATCTGCTGGTCTGTGGTCAGCTTGGCCCGGCGCTTGTCCTGACGCTCGACCTCGGTGCGTTGGATGATGAGGGAGCTGTCGCCCAGCATCGCAATGGGCAGCATGTCGAACTGCATGTCTTCAAACGGCTCTGCGTCCTTCTGCTTCTCGCATTGCAACAACAGGCCGTCGTCTTCCTTTTTGACCCGCAGGGCAGCATCAACGGCACCAAGTAGCGCTGTGGAGCCTCTCATGCCCCTTGTGGCGTCTTTGCCTGCGTGATGCACACCTATCACCGCGCCGTCAATATGGCGCTGCACGGCGTTGCAAGCGGTCACGAAGGCCGACATATCAGAGCTGGAGTTCTCGTCCCCCAACAGGCTGCGCGCCACTGTGTCGATGATGCACAGGCTGAAGTCCTGTTGCAGGCTGTCAATGGTGCGCAGCAGCTTCTCGACCTCTTCCTGCTCTGTCATATGCACAGCGATTGGCAACACAAACATCGGTGCGTCTGCCTCGATGCCCACATGCTGTTGCCACGCCTTGACACGCTTGCCGAGGCCGCCCACGCCTTCACCGGCAATGTACAGCACTGCGCCCTGTTGCACGGGTGCCCCGTGCCACGCACGGCCATACGCAACGGACAATGCTATGTCCAGCGACAGGAAACTTTTGCCAACGCCGGGCTCGCCATAAATGACGCCGAACCCGAACTCGGTGAGCAGGCCATCGACGAGCCACTTGGGTGGCGGCATGTTGCGAAGGTAGGACAGGTTGTAGGTCGGGAACACGTCCGGCGTGTCCGTCTCGGCCACCTCGGTTGTCACCTCGCTGGCCTCTGTGACGGCTTCAGTGCCCGACACGAGCTGGCGTAGGTCATCGACTGTGTTGCCATTGTTAAACCAGTCGTACACGTCTTGCTTGTCGGACAGCCCCGGCAAATCGATGCGCTTGACCTCACCGGCCACGTCGACCAAGTGACTTGTCACCACGTCGGCGTGCATCTGCCCCGCGTCATCGGCGTCGGGCAAAATGACAACGCGCCGCCCGTCGAAGAACTTGTTGAGTTCTGCCTTCCACTTTCCGGCCCCGCCGTGTGAGGTGGTTGCGACTGCGCCCATTTCGATGAGTTTGTCTGCGCATTTCTCACCCTCGACGATAAAAATAGTTTTGTCCGGGCGCGACAGGATGCCGTGAAGATTATATGGCAGCGCCTCGACGCCCTTCATGTTGTAAATCCAGTCGCCACTGCCGTCGGGTCTGCGTTGCCTGAATGTCTTGGGCTCGTAGCGCAGCACCTGATAGCGTAGCTCGCCCTGCGCATCGACGTAGTTGTAGCACTTGCTCAAGAACTGAGCCGGGCTGATAGATTTCTGTGTCTGTTTTGGTATGCCGAACTTGCGCTCCAGCACGTCAGGTATGCTGCCGAGCTGGGCGCCCTCGTTCTGACGCACGAGATCAACGACCCCGCCACCGACATTGTCTTCAAAGTCGAACCAAGTGCCCTTGCGCAAGTCGACTTCCTTCGACCCGCGATTGCCCCAGCGCAGCGTGTGGCCGCGCCGTTCCTTTGGCTCACCCCAATAATGTTTTGCGACCGTCTCAATGTGTGCCGCGATGTTATTTGTCATTGTTTATCTCCCGAAAAAAAATGGGGTGCGGAAAAGGAGATAACCGCACCCCACTGACGCTTAATCAAACAGCGGATCGTCATCCGTTGCTGGCGCAGCTTCGGCTTCGGGAGGGGTTGCCTCTTCCTGCGTAGCGTCAAACATCTCAGGCCGGTCGACCCATCCTGTGATTGACCACTTGGGCGCCTTGAACACGTTCTCGCCCTTTGGCGTTGCCACGGTCACGCGCTCGGTGCCAGTGATTTCAATGATTGGCATCTTGCCTGCATTGGCCTTGGCCTCGGCCTCGTACTGCGTGTGCAGCGCGTCCATCACTTTGGTGACAGTCTTGGCTGAGTGTGAGAACTCACGCAGGCCCAAGTCCTTTGAGCCGATGCGCACCCGGAAACCCTGACTGTGTTCCTGACTGGGGCGTGTCGGCATTGCCTCGCCCAGCTTGGTCATTACAAAATCTGGAGCGCCACTGGCGAATGATATCCACCCGACCTCGATGTTCTCCAAGTCCATTGCAATCTTGACCGGGAACTCCAGCTCGGCCTCTGACTTGTCCCAAGTGCCGTCGCTCGTTTGGAAGCGGTCGACCCTGACAAAGTCACCAGACTGCGCAGAATATTTTACGATTGGCAGGATATCTCCTGCGGGTTTACTTTCTGTTGTCAAACCTAAAGCCATTTCTACATTCCTTTCATGCCTTGCGTGCTTTCAGTTAAAGAGGTTGAAACCTCACATTGGGTATGTAGACCATCAAGTCTCGGTCGTTTGGATCGTTACGATCATTGCGACCACCCATACCCATATCCCACAGCCCGACTTCCTCGAAGGGGCACCAGCCTGTGAAATCTGTCCAGCGCACTACAAGTATTGCCTTGCGCTCAAATGTTCTGATTAATCGATTAGCAGCCAGCACCTTGTGTGCATTGATGACTGTCGTCTCGTATTTTTCCTTCTCAAACGTGCGGCACTTGACCTCGATGAAGTGCGTCAGCTTGTTGTCCTTGAACCCGGCGAAGTCGAGCCCGTAAATCGGTTTAATCTTGTGAAGGAGAAGGCCGTGCTTTTTCTCAAGCAGGCTTCGCACCGCTTGCTCGTTACTGCGGTCTGCGTCTGTCTCATAGGTCGGCATTGTCCACCCACTCCCTCATAATCATTACGCCCCCATCCCAGCTTGTGGCGAAGGGTTCGTATTCGCTCTCGGCGCCACCCCACGCCTCATTGAGTGCGACGACCGGCAACACCCAGCGCACCGGGTGGCGGTCATACTT